GTCCCATGGCCGACAAAATTATTGAGATTGGTCTTGCGCCAGTTGAAGAGTATTATGCGTCTGAAGTTACATTACACTACCCGGGCCTATACGCAGGTCAAACAGATCTTATATGCAGTCACAATGGTATGGAAACTGTTGTCGACTTCAAACAAAGTAACCGTCCGAAGAGGGAAGAATGGATTGAAGATTATTACATGCAAATTGCAGCATACGCCATGGCCCACGACTACGTCTATGGCAGCAAGATTGAGCAAGGAGTTATCATGGTCTGCACGCCTGATCTATATTATCAAGAATTCAAAACAGAAGGACTTGCACTAAGACAGTGGAAGCATAAGTTTTTAAAAAGATTAGACATGTACCACGAGTTACAGTTTGATGAGAAAGAAAGAACCAAACCAATGAAAGCGGAGGATTTTACAAAATGAACGATAGACTATTTAGAACTATTCTAAAGAGATACGAAGCTGTGATTGAAGATGCTAACTACAAGATTGAAATAATTTGTGAACAGAACTTAGTTATACCTGAACACATAGATATAACAGGGGAGATTGACAAACTGTTACAGATTATTGCAGAAGCTGAAGATAAGTTGTCCGTAATGAAAAAATATTATGGTGGAAACAAGGCAACTAAGGCAGTATTGTGAACAAAAATACATGGGTAATTTTTACTTTAAGATGCAAGATACACAACTGTAGAAATAGAGGAAGATTTTTAAGAGCAAAATGGTATCGAAGTATTTTAAAAAGATATGTTGCATTAATGAATTATTTAAATATTTAATAAGTGATAAATTTACAACATGTGGCAAAAATACAACAATTGTGTTTAAATCAAGGCAATAATAAGGCACATATTGTCGACACCCAAAGTGTCGAAGTAGTGTCGACAGTGTCGACAATTACGTCTAATTTACGTCTAATTTAGAATGATTATAAACTATGTGTGTCATTAGTGTACAAAAAACCCAAAAAGTTCGACACCTTCGACACCCTGTCGACACCCTGTCGACACTTATTTCGACACCTATTTTTTGTTGTATACCAACCATTATAAGTCATATTCACCCTCTTTCGACACTTTTAAAAGTTTTTTCTTTTTCAGCGCAGTTTAAAAATAAATTGTCTTATAGGTGTCGACAGTTTAAAACAAGATTATGATTGGAATAGTATTTAGCATGATGACAGAAACAGATTTTTGGGATATGTTTCATAAAAAACATAACCCTAAATATCATGCCAAAAAGAAAAAACAAATCACGACAGATAAATACATATGCCAAACCAAAGTTGATAAAACAAAACGTAAAATTTCCGTATAGTAGATATAAAATAGATTGGTGTGATATCGTGACTGAAGGCGGTTGGGGTAACGAGAAAGAATTTAATAATATGAAGTTAGCAACACCTGTAAGTGAAGGTTATCTATTTAGTAAAGACGATAAGACTGTTAAGATATTTGCAGGTTATGATATTGATGATGATGGTACTATCACTTTTAGTGAACGTTCTGTTTTCCCGACTTCTTGCGTTTTAAAGATGACGAAACTTCATTAATTTCTTCTGGTAATGCGTCAACAACCTTTGCATTTAAAATCGGTGCGTAGTCCTCTAATATTTTTTTCATTTTTAATTCTAGTTCTTCCTCTGACATTTCTTCTAGTTTACCTGTTTTTATTATCTTTCGGTCTATATATAATCCTGCAGCCATACCTCGGTTTTTTTCAGCGTTGGTCGCAGCAGAAAAAGCACCTTTTGTCAAAGCGGCTTCTCTAATTTTACCTAATTCAGCTACATGTTTGTCGTAAGTAACTTCATACTTTCTAAGTTTTTCTTCTCGTAATGATCCTATGTATTGTACCACCAATGGCGACAGTCTAGGATTTTGTAATTCTGATGCTTCAACTCTAGAACGGTCCTTACTGTATCCAGCAGCTATGGCTGCATCTGATCCTGTAGTTCTACCTTCATTAAATACTAGATACTCAGCAAATCTTTTTTGCATTTCTGTTAATCTTTTTGGAACACCCATATTGACATTTTAAGGTAACATGTCTATATTGTCAACATATGAAAGATGAAGATAAAACCTTTGAGAACGAGACAGTAATAGATTTTAAACGTGCAAAAGATGATAGAGGTATAAATGATTTGGAACGTACTATAGATAAATTACGTAACAACATACGTGATTTGTTATCTATGAATACACAATACAAAACAGAACTTGCAGATCAAATAGTTAAAATAAACAAACTAGAACAAGAAATTAAAGATTTAAAAAAAGAAAAATCAGATTATTATAATGCTAGTTAGAGATCTACAACAGATACTTGGTAACTTCACTGACAAGTTTAATAAAGGCATGGGTAAAGTTGAGGGCAAGGGTAATGCTATTATGTATGCTAAAGTCTATGTTGATACGGGCAATAATAGACTATCTGAAATTCAAAAAATTGAAGCACATGAAAATACTTTAATAGGTGCAACAGAAGGAATACGAGTTGTATTCAAACTAACACCACAAAACAAATCTAAAATAATTTTATAGAAAGGAGTAGATATGTTTGAACTGACAGAAGAACAAAGAAAACAAATATTGCAATATTTATGGTCAAAACCATATGGTGAAGTTGCAAGTATTATTGGAATGTTAGCGTCGTTGAAGGATAAAAAGAACGACAGTGTTACCCCTAAAAAGTAAGTGGGTCCAGAGTCTAAATTATACCAAAAACTTAAAAGAGATTGGAAGCATTTTTCGTTTAATAGGTTGGAAAATACCAGTTTACTCGGCACTCCTGATCTATTGGTTAGTAATACTAATGGGCACTTTTTCACTATCGAATTAAAAGTAACCAAGGGTAAGAAATTACGCTTTAGTCCACACCAAATAGCGTTCCATTATAAGCATCCTAAGAATACTTTTATCTTAGCAGAGGCCCTTGGTCCAAGAGCCGTGAATCGTTTTCAAATGTACCGTGGTTCAAGAATCATGGAGCTTGAAGCTTGCGGCTTGGAGCTTGACGCTTGCTGCTTGGGGCTTGACGCTTGTGGCTTGATGCTCGAAGAGCTTGGCGCTTGAGGCTTGTTGCTTGACGCTTGGTCCCTGGATCTTGAAGCTTGAGGCCCGGATCAGGTGCACGCCCGGTCGAAGGCCGTCGCCTTGTGCCACAGCTAATGACCTGATCCAGATATTCCCGCGGGAATTTTTTAGTGTTCACCGTAGCAAACATTTGAAACTGATTTGTCCCAACACGCCCTGCAATCTTTGCACTTATTGCCTTGAAGCGGTGCCGGGCAGGTAACGTCGATCTTCTTAGTTGAGACTGTTGAGGTATGAGGCCAGCTATCTGTTGCTGCCTGGTCCACCATCGGAATGGAGAACCGGACAACAAGATTGTCAGGAGCTTCAACAATATAGTCCTTGGTCCAAGCTTCTCTAGTTGGCATCCAGTGTTTAACTGAAGGCGTGAGCTTGCATACTTCATAGATTCGTCTCAAGTGGTCCAGGTTTTGAACATCGCCTGAGTCGTGCCATCTAAAGTATTTGACCTTCTTTGAATTGATTTGAGCGGCCATTGCTTCAACCCATAAGGGGTGAGTTAATGACCTGAATCTTTTATACTGTGCATCGATAACATTTTGAAATCTATAACGGCCCCTGAGATATGCATAACAATTAGAACAGACACTGTTAGGGATGGCCCGTAGCTTGGTCCCAGTCTTGCACTCGTGAGCTGGTGTACTATAAGCAAATCCAGGCATCTTGCCCGGCTTTGATAATGTGTGAGTTATAGCCTCCGCTTCTTTTATTTTCATTGTTTATTCTCCTTTATTTTATAGGATACTATATCACTATAATATTGTCTTGTCAAGCTTGCAGCTTGGCGCTTGCAGCTTGCCGCTTGCTGCTTGTAGCTTGGTCCTTGGGCCTGGAGCCAGCGCCAGTGATTAACTAGCGCTGCAATACTTTCGGATCCTTGTCTCCTACTCATCTTCTCCCTCATCTTCGTTTGGTGTTTCAAATTTATAAGTTACATGATCATCAGTTACTTCACCCCTGAACCATTGCACAGGGCACTGGTCCAGCCAATCATGAAACTCATCGGACATTGGGCTAACTTTATTACTCATTGTTTTGTCTCTGTCTTGCAGCTGAAGCTTCTTGATCTTTTTTAACTAATCTAAGAATCTCTTCTATAGCATCAGCTATTCTTTTTAATTGTTCATTGTCCATTTATTTCTCCTGTATTTGTTAATATAACCATCCTACATGATCCCTGAACCATTGTCAAGCGTTGCTTGCTGCTTGAAGCTTGGCGCTTGTAGCTTCAACCTCAGGTTGAATTTTTCTTTTCAACCACAGGTTGTATTTTTTTAGGGAGCGAGCTGCCTGGACATGCCAGGTCTTCTTTTACAACGCTGGCCAGCGTCAACTCGTTGCCCCCACTTAATCATATAAACTCAGCGCGCCCCCTGGCCTAGGGACTCGGCAACGCTGAGCCAAAGACTACTCTTTTCCGGAGGTCATTTAGCGCGAAGCATTTATGAGCCGGAGTGTGCCTTTTCAAATTCTCTAAACAATAGCAAATAGCAGGGGATACGCTATTCAGCACCCTGCTATGTACCACGCTAATTTGAGTTTTTTAATTCCGTATATTAGCAAAAGGGAACCTCTCCTATATAATACTTGACAATCTATTTGTCAAGTGCTAAAACAATTTTAATTTAACCAATACAGGAGAAAACAAATGCCAGAAAAAAGACTAACATTAAATAGTGAAAAAAGAAAAGCTATTGCTGACGTGTTCCAAACACACTTTGAACTTAACAGTCCAAAGTATGAACTGCACAAAAAATCAATAGCTGATTACAATACTGCTAGAACTAAAATGAAAGTTTTAGCTGAAACAGTTGTAAGACATCATCAAC